CGTCAACTGTGCCAAAGAAACATTAAAAAATAAATACAATACAGCCGACACACCATCGGTAAAACGAAGAAGATCAACGAGAAAACGTAACAGTAACACCTTAGCAGAATTCAATGGATATGATGCACCGCCACAATCGCCCGCCGTACGATGTATCGGATCACGCACGGTTAGAATAAAAACGGCTATCGTTACAATTGATGAGGTTAAAGCAATTGTTACAAATTCCGTTAACTATGTGGCTAACAATAACAATTGTAATACTGTATCTAAACGTAACGAATAATCGTAGAATGGAGTATACACCGATTGATCGAATATATAGAATTAAAATTAAAATACTATTTCTAATAAACACATATATTAATATTTTTTTGTAAAATTAAACCTATTCTTTTTCATTTATCACTTCATCTAACGGTGTCGTTTCTGGTGAAGTTGGAGAGGGTGGTGGTGTTGTTGCTGGTTGGTCTGGTGGTTGTTGTGACTCTGTCTGCTGTCCCACTTCATCATCATCTGAGTCACTGTTTGATGAGGACGATTCTTCTTCGTTATCCTCATTAGTTTTCACCTTCTTATTTTCTGTTGATCCATCTGATTTCTGGTCAGCTTCTTCTCCTTCTGTTTTTGATGACAATTTACGTTTATTTGTGCATTTTGGAACTACCTCGTCGGCGACGGCCGCTGTAGGCTCATCCCCCGGAATATGTGCGGTACCACATACACATTCGCGTTTCAAACAATAATCACTGACAATGACCTTGGCTATTTCCGAATTAGCTTCGATAACGGCATTTTTATCAACCATTATTAGAAATTTTAAATAGGCTTTTGTTGAATTGTTTGGCAACATACACTTATTGACCGTAATATTGAAATTGTCGTTGCACACAACCACCTCGTACCGTCTACATATATCGATCTCTATGTTTTCTTCGAATTTAAGTAAAAAACATCCGGGGTGTTCCAATTCCGATTCATTGACTATAATCAATTTGGTGGTGGATGTATCGTCGCGTTTCACCATACACGGTATAGGAATCACGTTATTCGTATATATTGTCGTTTCAGCCATAGTGTGCCTCGAAAATACAAAATATGTTGATTGTATTACTTATATTGATAATTATTTTAATTGTATTCTGGTTTATGGTCAGCGATACACTACGTTTTCGAAAAAATTCAACCATCCGAGAACGAATATTGAATTATTATTATACAAAGGTGCAGCCGATTGCTGATAAGGTTCTCGTAGAATCATTAATGTACATTTCTCATATCGATCGCCATTCATCATCATATAAAATTACTGAGTTCGATGTGGATACATACGGTACGATAACAACGAGCGAATGGCTGAGTCCAAATGAAATTCTATTCGATTTCTATAATCAATCGTTCTACGAACCAACTACGTTGTCGTCAGACGGTCGGAGAATACGAAGCGTGGCTGAGAATGTAAACGAATTCGAAATATTGGTGGACAATGGATGGGCAAGAGTGAGCTGTGGACCACCCGAAATTGTCGCATTCGACGACCAAACACTTGATTGTTTCGTATTGAATCCATGTGAACATCAACCGTTACAACGATTACCATTGCGACATATCGACATTCAACGATTTGTCTACAATAGGAAGAATTTTGTATCGGACGACACGGGAAACACTCATCCTTTCATGTATTTGCAATGTGATGTTAACGGCAATCCGTCGGTGGAATCCTGTCCGGATAGTTATGAATTCAGTGCGTTGTCAAACACCTGTGAAATCCGTAATATTTGCGAAAATCGTCCGGATGGATTCCCATTGTCAATTCGACTGGAAAATATGCTTCCGAACGAGTATTTGGTGTGTGAAAATCATCAAATGGTTACGCGCACATGCCCAGGACAATTTGAGGTGTACAATGTGGATCAATTTCGATGTGTCAACGAATCTCCCTGCAGTATATTTGGTCGTGGATTTACCTTCATCACACCCGATCTGAACGACAATCAATTTAATAGATGTACATCAGATAGATTCTATGATACTATTACGTGTCCGGAACGGTCATTCGATGGAACACAATATATATGTCTAGGAAACGACGAATGCTTACAATTCCCAGATGGCACCGGAACGCAATTGACGACAATCACTAACGATTATTTGCAATACGATTTGGGTCGCTTGGAATGTTTAGAGAATCATATAGTGGAGAATACAAACTGCGAAACGGAAGAGTTGAATTTAAATCTCGATCCATTTCAATTACTTGGATCATTTCCATCGCGGGTCTACAATCGGGATACAAATATGTGTGAACCCCCAAGATTACAAGTTACGATTCAAACGTTCATCGATGAACTTGGAGTGTTTGCACGGAACGGCAATTATGATATTTCCTATGAAACAAGTGTGCGATCAAACATTGAACGTTTGTTTGCCAATTCAAATACACCGACACAAAACGATTTCATTGCAAGTATTGATTATACACGCGATCACGGTAATGCACTAGCCATAAACCCATGGAACGGCGATGTTTTGGATTGTCTTCCTACAAGTTCATTTATTAGCGATATATTTAATGGTAATACTGTAAATTGGTGCAGCGATGAAATAAATCCAACTACTGGTAATCGTGACTTCATAGACCAAATAACTCTATCCAACTCACAATATTTATCGATACAGAAAGGTATTGTAACAACGCCAATTGAACGACCCTGCCGAGAATATTTACCAGCCGATGATCCTATTGGAACAGATATATTTATTCATCGGGTCACAAATGAGATGGATAACTCGATGATAGAATTTGCATGTTTATATTCAATGCCGATATTTCAAATCGACGTTTTTCCGGTTATGAATCCCATAACCGTTAATAATAGTTTGAATGCACCTGAGTGTGAGTCAGTTGATTTAAATAAATTAATAAACAGTAAAGTTATATTAAACAATCAAGGCGGATGTATATCAGTATTAAATCCGAACACAAATGAAGTCAGCACAGAATACCGGACTATTGATCAATTAAATGTACCGTCAGCAAATTCCATATCAACGTTTAATTTTGAAACGCAGTCATCCGACAATATACATTACAATATACATTTGCATCGAACGATTGAAGGCAATGGATTTATAGCCTGTCATAATCGTGATTACGATGAAATAACAGAAACCTGCTCAACCGATTTATCATTATTTCGTACACAAATTACAGATCTTGAATTCTCCTAATCTTATCTAAAGTACTTGAGATAATTAATATATATAGTCAAATTTTAGTTCAGTAATTCAAAATGTGTTGTGAAGTGAAATAGTATTTTATTTAAAAATGTAACAAATTAAATTTTTTTATTTGACATCATATCATCATCTATCCGTTATGACTATGTGGGATGAATTTACAAAATATTAATTCTGCTAAAGTCAGCAATTCGTTGATTCCAATCACTTGTTCAAATAATCGATGGATGTAATTATGTGTATTGGAATCTGCATCATCTAGACGTAAACAGTCGTCGTATGTTGAAATATCATACTAGGATGTATTAAACTCATTTAAAATGTCGTACCAGGATGTTAAATGAGTTTAATAATTGATTCTAATAACCGAACTTCATCTGTTTTTACGCTAATAATGATTTTGAATTAACAATATCAACCACATTAAAATAATAATGATGTAAATAAAATTACTTAAATAAAATTAAAGCTAACTTAAAACTATGGTGTAATCATTTTTTTCACACTCTATTTATACCCATGCAGGTTGATAAGATAAAGAAATTACTTTTTGTGCACTGCAAAGAAATTTATAAATTTCTAAATGGAATTCTATGAAAATACACAAGTCGAGTGGACACGCCCCATTGCATGGATGTTTACGGTAAAAAAACATTTTATATTTTATAAATATTTTATTTCGCATAGCAACAACTGTATTTTGAAATTATATTTGAAATAAAACTCATAAACAAATCATATTGCGCAGTCTGATAAAATTCATTTTTTATATGTTCTACCGGTGATGATGACGCACGTAATTCACGGTGAATCGTACGGACCATTTCATATACATCATCGTTTATATAGCGCAAATACTTGAATTTATAATCTCCTATCGGCAATTCGTTGTTCAACTTATTCAAATGTATGTCTGGTTCATATGTGGTAAATCCAACGCGATATCGATCATTAAATTTATTATAATGTGCAATATAGATGTATCCCGAACTATGATACGATGTCTGTTTGATCAAAGCTGGTAACAATTTATAAAGTACCCAATCTCGAAACACGTCTATATCCCGTCGTCTTGTTGCATATAAAAATTGTGTTAAACCTCTATCTGTTATAAATACTGTTTTTCGTGGTAGTGTTGATTGGATATTGAAATCGTCCAACGTATATATATCGTTAACGTATTCTTTCAATGTCGAACGACTTGCATTATAACCAATGAATTTTGCAAAGTATTCACCGGCTATATACAGTTGATTTTGATGGTAGAAATATTTAACGTCCAAATCCCTACCATTAAATATATGCTTGTTATTGTATATATTGGAATTTCTCATTTCGACTGATGGAGATCGCTATAACCGCTTGAATGTTAATGTAATACTGATGGATTCGTTGAACAACCATCAAATATATATGGAATTGCGTGATGGATCATTCGTTTAACATATGAAGAAGTTCGAAATCAAATGTACATAAATCATCAATCGAAATGCTCCTGTTTTGTATGTTAATCAATGGCATTGGTCCAACGGTTTCAGTTTCATATCGTTTACGTATCAAATTGTGCACGTTTTCCATTGCCGTATAGACATTATCACAAGCAAATGTGCATTTCCAAACGAGGTCAGGATTAGATTGTATAATGCGTTGTTCAAATTCTATGTCTGCCCCATCAAAATCGAAAAAGAAGTATATCGTTTTGGATACAGCCGAGTACATAACTCGTAAACTTTGTTTGAAATGTTTACGTTTGTATGTTGGCAAAACGTCCGTTGATGGCAAATTTGATGTAGCAACATTAACCCATAACATTTCAACTAATTTTTTTATTTCAATATGATGTAATTCTAATTGATTCTTTATAGCTTCTCGGGTTTTCTCCGATTCATTAATTATGTTATCTTCGTCTATCATAAATTCATAGGGTTTTCGCTGTAAGATTTTCAATAAGGTTGAATTTGCATCGATCACTTCTGTGGATAATTTCAAAATTGATTCGGATGATGACTCCTTGATTTGTAAATTGTTTTGTAACCATGTAATCATTTGATCTTTGCTATTCAAACGTAATTGAAAATCGTCGTGTAGGTTCTTTAGTTTCATAGCATAATCATCAGCCATTTGCTTTAATTCAACAGTACGCCTTTCATCATTCAGTCGTTCTTCGCCGAAGTTGTTGACGATTTCAGTATCTATGTGGATCGGTGATGGTTGTTGTGTTGGGGATGGTGATGAGTTACAAAGTTCTGCGATAACCGTGTCAGTTAACCACATTTTAATTTCATCGATATTTTCCAACGATGAGTTACTGATGAGTGCAAAAAGTCCATCGATGTTAACAAATAATTTTTTTCTGCTGCTGCAGTGTCGTCGCTTCCTGGTAATTTTTCTAGGCCTACCACGACTTGATATATTCGGTTTTACTGATGTTATAATATCATTGTAACATTTGATATCCCGAATATTTACGAATTCAATAGCTGCCGAATATATATCTTGTTGATAGTTTAATGCCGGTGCCAATTCATCAATACCGATCCATAATGTTGTATTATTTATGATTATTGTCTTCAGATTAAAATCTATACGGGTACCTGTTGATTCGTTGATATATGTGGACACCGTCGATTTTGAATCAATCATATTGTTGACGTGTTGATTGCCAACGTAATACTGATGAAATATATAATGGATAAGACACAATCCAATAAATATTAATATGCCAAAATCAAAACGTAAATCTACACCTAGAAAACGCAAAGCAACTGTATATGGCGCTAAACGCCGTCGCAGTCGCAGCCGTAGCCGCAGTAAAAGTAAATCACCACCCCGTAGCAGTCGCGGTCGCAGTCGAAGCAGAAGCAAATCACCGTCCAAACGACGAAATCCATATTTTGAATTTTTACGTGCAAATCAAGCCCGAGTGATGAAAGAAAATCCAGGCTTGAAAATGTCGGAGATTTCAAAAATATTGGGTGAAGAGTATAGAAAGAAACATTGATTAATTGAGTAAAATTTATTGCTATTAAGTTAAAATATACATATAAATATTATAATACAAATAATAATAAAAATAATAAAAAAATGAAAGTAATTTAGTGTAAATTGAACACCACACACATTAGTGTGTTGTCATATTCATCGTGGAGAGTATTATCGTTGAATAATATTCATGGAAAAAATATAAAACGGCCATTTTATATTCAATATTCGTCATCCCGATATAACAATACATCACCATATTATTTTTTCGAATTAAATCAATCACACGGCTGGATTCGAGTGACCGATGATCACGAAATGATAAGAAGAACGAATTTTCACTAATTTCTTATCGCAAATCCTGATGAATCTCAATGTGTAATTTCGACATATTTACATCGTTGATTGTTGTATGTATTCAACGAAGGCGATTTTATTTCATGTGGTATACAACATCACATGAATCGAGTTTGCGGGTGTTGACCAGTGCAGGAACATCACAATGTAACGCACAATTCACTTAACATCGAACGATTGACGGGGCGGCAACTCTGTCAACAATTCGGATTCCAATGTTGGTAAGATGTTAATTGGTGAATTGCTTATATTACATTTTTATTGTATGAAACTGTTCTGCTGTTGATCAATCATATGCCTCGTCAAATCCACATAAATTAGATTTTTTCTTTAATGATGTAATTAATTGAAATAAATCACTTTTAAGACTAAAGTATATAACTTAAATTTTTTACATTGTATTAATATTTTCAAATCCTGATAAGAAATTATGTTATCTTTAGATAGATAAAACTTAACCTGAAATTAATTAGTTAATAAGTAGCCTTCCGCATTACAGGTTGGGTTTATTAGTTTAGGGGAATAATACGCTACTATTTTATTGTCAATTAGTTAGATTTTATTATAATTAAAAATATAAAATTACAAAAAATTCACAACATAATATTATAAATAAAAAAATTTTATAAAAAATTACAAATTTGATGGGCACGAATGAATATTTAATGCGATAAATATAACCAAATGATATTACATCGTGTTGATATACACTCACCAATTTCGTAATAGTATCGGAAAATTTGTATTACATGGTGCAAACATGTAAATTGATTAATTAACATATATTGGTAAAATGGTTGTTTGTAATTCATTATTCTTGTTAATAAAATCTGACAAACCAATGACATCGTGTTTTATTTAAATAGTGATGATATAATTACACGTGTTTAACTGTGACATCGAATTATGGGGTAAGTTTTTCATTTTCAATGCAAAATTAAATGATTCGTGATAATTTAATCGTCAAATAGCCGTCGTTTAACTTTTTGTAATGGAGTTTTATAATTATTATATTGATATTGTTTGTTAGTATTATACCCTGGCACCACTCGATTATTAGTATTACTTTTAACCGTTCTACCGCACTCGCTAGAAGATTTTATATTATTGTTGTTCATCGTACGGAATATGAAATTCAACTAATCGGCCGATGCATCTTCCGCCGTAGGATCTGGTGGTGGTTTGTTCTCATCGTCGTCGTCATTACCATCGCCACGATCAGTGCAAGCACCGCTACAATTAACGCTCTTTTCATAATCTACAAAGTCAATCAATAATTTGAAATCGAATTCATCCTTGATGATAACTTTACGCTGGTGAATCGAATCTACGGTTGTTGGACCCGCCCACTTATCAATGTATCCTTTCAATCGATCTATTGTATAATATGCATTACTACATGATAACGTCATTAGCCATGTTATAGATCGATCGCGTTGCAACGTTGAAAACTCATGGTCTCGGTCTTCCAGCGATATACACCGTTTATCAACGAAAAAATGCAATTCTGATAGTTTGTCCGAATGGTATACTCTCACGTATTCATAATGTGATTTTATTCCAACATAATTACGGATATCACATTGATGGCTGTTGCCATCCGGATTGATAGAATTACGAATGATGTCACAATATTTATTGGTGTTTTCTTGAATTAATGTTGTCAGATTTTCATGCGCTTTAAACAATTGTATGAACAAATTCGAATGTAAATTATCACGTTTTTTATACACGTCTGTTGTCTGTTTTGAAACTGTTTCCAATGATTTTTGAAACATTTTATCGTTGTTATCCAACCTTTCCATAAATCGTTGTATCATTAAACTTTCCTTGCCCATCAAATCATTGGCTAGTGTGATAATAGAATTCAACTGTTTATCCTTTTCCTTCAGTTGATCCAGCATTGTTTCAAGTGTTTTCATGAAACGATCATCTCTTCGTTTTTTCATTAACGCCACACTTATTTTCGACTTCTTCACCATATTTTTTCGCCTATTCGATTCACATGATACTTTTTCCATATTCGTTGCAATCGACTTACTTTTTTAACACAATGCACAGACGTACTGAACACAATTTTGTGTCATTTCTTTTTATAGCAAATGTTATCTATTTTTTTTAAGTGCGTGTGTACATATTGATAAGAATATGTATAAATCAAAATGATGTGGACATTATTTTTATTATTTGTATTGATAGTATTAGTGTTTGCGTATGCTTTCATAGCCATTCGTACGATACCACAATCTACTCCAGGCGATGGAGGAGGTGGGGGTTCTGGTGTGTTAGATGATGATCTTGCCACATTGCAATTACAAATTACAGATCTGGGAAATAGAATTACTTTAAATGAGACTAGTATAACGAATTTAGGTTCAAATGTTAATGGTCTAGAAACAGAAGTCACTACCATATCAAATCATTTGGTAACAGTTGATTCAAATATGGCATCAAATACCGGTCGAATTACAACTGTAGAAACATCTCTCGGCTCATTGACCACAACCGTTAATTCGAATACAACAGCAATCGGTGACATTGATAGTGATTTAATTAGTGCTACAAATTCAATTACGGCGTTGTATTCAACCGTATCAGGCGTATCGGACGATATATCAGATTTAACTGCGACTGTTACGACAGCAACCGATAATATTACACTGGTTCAGGGCAACATTACTTCGTTATCAACAACCGTATCGGGGCATACTACACAACTTGAAACCACCGAAACTGCGTTAACCACTATAGAAAGCTATATAACAGATTTGAATACAACACTTTCCACAGCCACCGATACAATTACAACGGTACAAGGTAATCTGACCGCATTATCAACTACAGTTTCGGACCATACCACCCAACTTGGAAATATGACTGATGATATCGATACCATTAATACAACGTTGAACTCAGCGAATGGAAACATCACTACCTTACAAGGAAATGTGAGTACATTAACAACTCGAGCTGATGATATGGACAGTTTGGTAAATGGCATAGATGACCGGTTGACAGCGTTAGAACATACGATAGATCCAGTCGGTGCAGATATGGCGGCACGTATGCGTAGATTTAAATGATCAATGTCCAATTCAAATAAAAATGCATTCATATCTTTTTATTTATAATTTATTCAATTCATTTCATTCTCTTATCTGATAAGTTTTACCTATAAATACAGTACATTTCAATTGCATTCAGTCAAAGTAAAAATGGCAAGTGAAGGTGTTGTACGTTTTGCTAAAATAACCGACAAAGGTTTTATGCCTGTAAAAGGATCTAGTGGAGCCGCCGGATTCGATTTAAAAAGTGCATATTCATATACAATACCGCCACATGGTAAAGAAATTATCAATACTGATATCAGAATTAAATTACCGCCGGGATGTTATGGTCGTATTGCACCACGTTCAGGGTTGGCGGCCAAAAATTTCATTGACGTTGGTGCAGGTGTTATTGATGGCGATTATCGTGGGAATATTGGCGTTGTCCTATTTAATCATTCTGATAAAGAATTTGTTGTCAGACCTGGAGATCGTATAGCTCAACTTATTTGTGAACAAATTTTTTATCCAGAGATGATGGAGGTGGATGAGTTAAGCGATACCGAGAGAGGTGCTGATGGATTTGGTTCAACTGATAACGATACAAATAAATATCTACGTTGATAATACTAACAAATTTTTATTTACTGTTTGATATAAACTATTTACAATAAAATATATTCAAATAAAAAATTAAGTCTTAAATTTAAATATTCATTTAGTAGTATACTGTCGTCGCGATTGAAGAGTAATATATCTATATTCTCACTGTGTTAATAAAATAATGTTTCCAAGGGATCATAATCAGATTGAAAAACTTTACGTACAAATACAAGAATATTGTTTGCATCAATTTACTCTTACACAAAAATTCTATCAATTTAATAAAAAGTGTATAACTTTTCAACAAAACGTTATGACTTATTTGAAGAATATCGAAGACATGGGAAAGGATATTATTAAAGACGAATGTGCATTTCATTTACACCAAACCATCGATCGACAATTGTCAATGTTAGCGTTATACAAGGGAGCCGTACAAGAAAATGGCGAATTGCTATCAGATACAGTGAACAAATATAATAAATTAATTGGCAACACAAAGAACGTATTATAGATTAGATTTTTTTATTGTATTTACATTGGTTATAACAAAATTTGAATATTATATATATTATAGATATGAAAAATAGTCTGTTATTTTCTTTTCTGGTGTTGATTTGTTGGTTGGCGTTAACGTTTTTCGTTTTCTATTTGTTTTTACTATTTTAAATGTATCAATCAGCATGTACACCGTCCGTTCGGCGGGATTCCAATAGAGTTTTTGCAATTTACACAATTCGTCAAACATTTTCGATGTTATGCTTTTGTCCAGATACGAATGGATCTCTTCGAAAAATCTAACTACAAGTTGGTAATAATAGTAATAGTCGATCTCATCCGTTGATGTTAATAATTCCAGAGCCTTCACGTGATCAGACACTTTTAACGGTCGATCGTTCCCCTTTCTAATCATTAAATACTTGCATCTATCACCATCGCCTGGCAACGTTGACAATTTGGCATTTTTCAACTGGTTATAACATATATGAGCAAATGGTAAATTGCCTTTGTAAACTTTATTAATTTTTAATTCCATCGACATGGATAGTGCATCACATGTACCACGGTCGCGTATCTCTAAATTACCATGTAACTCTTCTAGGTTGGAAATTAAATTGTCCACAGCGAGCAACTCATCAAATATTAGCTGTTGTATGAATTTCCTGAATATTTGACGCAAAATTTTCGGATAATCACGTTTTACCAACCATCCCACAAACGACGTTTCATTATTGAAATTGTAATAACAATAACGCTTCTTCTTCAATAGCAACAAACGCTTTACTACGCTATCACAAGATATTTTATATCCCTTCCATTTATCATTCAGAGCGGCTGTCACAACATCACCAATTCTAATTAAATCCTTTTCGGTAATTGCATTTGTGGTTATAACTTGAAGAAAACACGAATCTGTATCCCCGTAGATCACTTTAAATTTGCAACCTTCCACCTCACTCGCATTGAAAAATGTTTCGGCATCCTTAAGTTTTTCTTGCCCTTTAAGGGTAATCAAATTGGCCAACGGTTTCAGAAATACACCTAGATACCCATACAATGAGTTACCCGCCAATTTGTAGGCCAACTGTTGATTATTGTACATGGAGTATTCAAACGAATTTTTGTTAAGCGATTTCATTTTTGCTCGGACATCGACACGCAGCTGAAGCAGTTGTTTTTGCAGTTTTGGTAGCAGCGCATCAGGATGATTTTCTCGATACACGTTTCCATCGTTCGCAATTGCCAACATCGTCGGACAAATATTTTCATCAATCATAATCGATGGATATAGAGAATTGTAATCGACAATCAACACATTTTCATATAAACCTGGATGCGGTTTAAATACATACGCACCGCTATAGCCACCAAGTTTCAACGGTGTGGTGTCCGAGCAGACATATGTACACGCTTTCGTTAAATATTTCAAATCGATAATCGGATTGCGATCCACCAACGATCTAAATTCGTGCAACTTCATCATATCATCATTATCAAATATTATCGGATCGGGTACTGTTGAATTTGTGATCGCATCTACTCTGGAATTGTTCAACCCGAACTTGAAAATAAGTGAGGACAGGTTGTTGGTAATAGGTGATGCATATTTACTAAACTCTGTCCCGTATAATTTACAATATGTAAAAGCTAATTCGGTAGCATCGGTTTTCTGCAACAGTTTTAACACCAATAAACTATCCCGTACATTATATATCACTATTTCATAGCCTTTTAAAGATGTCCAATTGGATCGCATTCGATTGAAGTCCAAATCATATTTGGTTTCATTTAAAAAGTGTTGACACAACGAATCCAGTGAAAAACTATCAAGCGTTGGAAAACGAATTCTAAACCATATATATAAATCGAAATGTTGGTAGAATCCCGAATAAATTTTATGATATGATTTAAAGAAAATCGCAGGAGAATGGTTAATATACGATGAAACATCATATCGTTTCAATTGTAGTGATTTCACATTGGTCTTCATTTCGCGTTTCATCAACTTTTTATAACGGTCATTAATGTATACCCAATCAAAGGAATTTGAATTAAACCCTGTTATCACATCCGGGTTAATACATTCGATGTATTTACAAAATGTTTCGATCAACTGCAATTCCGACGTGAAGAACACTAAATAGATATCATCGTCGAAACCGTCAACATTTTCAGGTTTACTCAAATCAATTACATCGGAATCGTTTTCTTTCAAATACAAACAAATATTTACATCACTTGGCACGCCATTACACACACGATTTTTAGTGCACAATGATATTGATATAATGCGATCACCAGAATTGCATGCTAGTGGAAATCCTGAACTCATTGATATTACTTCAATATCAAACGCCAAATACACTGGCTCTATGGCTTTACGAGGATTTTGTATTTGAATCAACTGGTCCATCGATTCAATCAATACAAAACGTTTATAGATGCAATAGTTTGTTTTAAATTCGAAGTAATCGCCTTCATGCAATCCGGTTTGACGTTGAAACTTCATGACCAATGAATTTCGGGCCTCCAATGGTTTATCAATGCTGTTGCTATATGGGGCCGACTTTACCGACGTATAATTATAGTTGTTCAATATACCTCCGACAATAAATCTCTTCATTGATATACAATTGTCACATAATTGCGACGGTTTACAAGTGCCACACATAAAGAGACTTTTCGTTGTATAATGAACATTAAGAGTGAATTGAAATCCATCTTCACTGACACACAACAATCTAAAATTCTGTGAATTGAAACGGCAAGCATCGATTTTTAACACACGGAACTGTTTGTTCAAAGTATGATATTTTGTATTTTTCAAACGTAAATCGCCCACTAACAAATTTTCACTTAACTTTATTGATGTAATTGTAGTAATCATGGCTGCGACAACACGATATTATGGTATTCCGTTAACGGTAGGCAACTTTAAAAATTTAATTCAAATGAATAAAGTACTGGAAGATGAAAACAAACGTTTGTTACTGAATCAATCGAATGAAATCGAAATGAAAAAATTATTATTTGAATATGTGCCTCAGTTGAATTGGTCGACTGATATGACCGCTATACAATTATTGAAACAGTATTTATCACATCAAACGAAACCATCGATATCAAACGTACCAACGACACAGCAACAACAGTCACTTGCTTCAAGTACAGAAACGACGTTATCAGAGTATAGACACGAGGTAGATAAATTGAAAAATGCATTAGAAATGTGTAATTTACGACAATCGATTACTCAATACAATCAATCAATGATATTACCGCCTGTTGATAAAAAACAAGAAACTCTTGATAAATTTAATGCTAGATTAAATATGTATCGCAACGAATTATCAAATGAAATTGTACAATTAACCGCAGAAATGAAACGCAGCGATGATATTGATTTCACCTCTCATCAACGACTATCAAAACTGAAAGCCTTTGTATTGCGAAGCATAAATGATTTGGTACCCAAAGTAACAACTGAATTCAAAGCATTAATCGAAAATCTTTCCATAACTGATTTGCGGGAATTGGACGAGGTGATACGATTCGAAAGTAAATTGAATAGAAACAACATCAAATTAATGGAAAATATAAAATCATACTTTGAAACGATTACCGACCGTATTGTTGAAGACATGCCGCTAGTTACCAATTCTAATGTAGTATGTCTAAATCATATTCAATTATTACATCAGTGTATTTCAAAATTCTTACCTGTTGATGCAATTAGTTTAACGTCACCGGAACAATCTGTCGACGAATTGTGTAGGTCATTAGAAAAAACACTTAAAAATATACACTACCGATCTGGGGCTTACCTTCAAGAGTTGTACAATAAATGTGTCGCTCAACCATTAAATCTACCAGAGGATGATTATAATTTAACCGAAATATCAACCGAATCGAGTTTGTCGAATTACTTCAAAATATTAATAAATAAATGTAGTACACCATCAGCTGTAGAAAAATTTACAACTAGGTCAGACCAAAATATATTATCGACTGCCGTTGCACAACTCCAATCAACACAATCCCTGGTACCTGCTCCAACCACTATAACTGTGGAAACTGTAATACGATATTTGCTGCTAATAATTCAATATTTTCACGAAGGTAGATTAGTTTCTATTGAAATCCAATCTCAGATTGAAACATTAAACATTCGCATTGCAAATCTAGAATTACAAGTTCGGGAATTTCGTACCGTTATTACAAGAATATCCGAAGATTTTGACAAATTGTTTAAAAATGAATATTCAGACGGTGAACCTCTAAAATTACGAGACATAGACATTCGTAACCAGTATGAAAATATTAAGCTGTCATTTGACAGAGTTGTTTCAAGAATTCAATCACAACAACAAGAATTATCGGCGATTAATGAATTACAACCCAAGCAAGATGTTGAGATTCAACGACTTAATGAAGAGATTGAAAACAAAAATCGCATTATCTTTAATCTTGAAAACGTGAAGGTAAAACCTGAGGTTGAAGTATCGATCAAAAGAGAGCTCGAAGATATTGTGAAAAGGGAAGTAGTAAAACAAGAAGTGCCATCCTATGAAAATGTGACAAATGAAGAAAATGAATTAAAAATAAAGCTATTAGAAAATCAAATGTATCTATGTAAAGAACAAGTTGACACCCTGACATACTCTTACAATAAGCGGACTGAAGAATTCAATATACTGAATAGTGACTTTTCTGAAAATTTAACACAAATGAATACGCTGCGTTTACAAAATACAGAATTGACACGACGCATTGAAAAATTTGGTAGACAAGACGAAATAATATTAGACAATAAAAATTTAATATTTCAGTTAAGTACAGAAAATTCTAGGTTAGGTAGTCAAAATTCACAGATGTCTACTGATATTAAAAAATGTTTAGCTTCTAAAAACGAATGTGAAACAAAATTAGTTGAAACTAAAACAGAGCTTAACGAAGCTATAGAAGCTAATGGAACGTTGATTGCACAGAAGCAGACCTCGATTGCAATAATCGAACGGCAGGCGGAGCTCGAAAGTCAGAAATTACAAAAGGATATCACGGAATTACAAACAAACATTAATACTCTACAGGACTATGAAATACCAACCCTATTAACCAAAATCAAAGAGTTAGAAACGTTAAATTCTAATTTAAATGTTAGAAACACTGAATTAACTAACATGCTGAAAAGACGAGTTATTATTGATGAGTCTGTTATATTTAAAGATATTAATAATATTATTACAGAACTACAATCCTTTGAAAAGAACAAACCGGATATAGCTAAATTAAACGACAAAGAAAGACTTAATGCATTATTATTAATTGACTCGACATATTTTAAAACAGTCACACGTCTGATAGAGCAAATTAAGAAATTGCAAATTAGTCGTAGTGAAATAATAAAGCCCTCGAAGCGTTCAAATTTAATTTAATAGTTTATTTTTTTGTATAATGAAAGTATTTATCAATAAACAATTACATACACAACATATATGTTTTGGATCAATTAAATATCTATCTAATAATCTAAAATGAACATTATATAATCCACGAATATTGGTATCTTGATTCCTGATGCATTGGACACATATGGTTGACATCCAACCGATCAATCTGTATTCATCAACAAAACGTTCAATACAATAGTCTGTCGTATTTGAATATGCATCATTTATCAATATTATGTTTTGATCACGCTGAGGAACATATACTGGAGTCGTCGGGTTTTCCAATTGGATCATATTTTTGATTATGGAAAACAGGTAACATTCCGACATCGGCGAATTACATTTAAAACATCGTTCACTTGTACGATAGTAGTTATTCCGTTCTTCGAATTCATCAAAACAAAAAGTATGATTAATTGATAGTGATTTATCTATTATTATTTTACTGATTGAATAGACATTATATTCTAGCTCGTTGTTAACTGTTATTTGTGAAATACAATTGGAACAACAAACCACTTTACTATTCATGTTCTTTCACTATACTAAATTAAATAAATAGACTGATGACTATTTATTATTAAAAATTACATTTCAAATTATTATCTACACAAACGGTATGTAAATGCTTTTTTAAAGATATAATTTCATTGTTTAATTCTTTAACCTTGGCATCAGTCGATATTGCGATGGGCTTCATTGTGGGTTGAAGTTGTTCTTGTCGTTTCCTTGTAAATGGTACAATTGGAGGTGTTGATGAGTACGGCAATTTATAATATTTCGGATTCTCCATCGTTTATTGAATTTTTGATATATGCTTACAATATTCACATTGCGTGTATATAGAAACCATTTCATCACCGGCCCGTTCTTGCTGTTCCCACTTCTTCGAATATTTATGTTGGCAGTTATCAATTCGAGAAATTGTAGTCATACCTACCGTGTCCATTATATTCTCATATTCTACGTTCTCCGTTTGTAAACAATCTGGAATCGATATCTCATGACTAACTTTTTCTCCTGAATGTTCACATACAGATGATGTATCCTTTTTATCGGCTTTACGTTTATAATTTTTTCTATATTTAGTTTTGTATATAATATTGTATTGGCAAAGAAATTGTTCTATTGATTGATTTTCCTTGTTCATCACCGGCACCGGAACATTAAACAATTTACTATCACATTCTAATTTGTGCGATTTGTATGTATCTATGACACTTTGAAACAATTCACATGGACATGTATTCGGTTGATCTAATATGAATGAAACCCGAACATCATAATAGGCTCGGTGTTCTAATGTAATTCTACTAAAGTCATTTTTCACCTTCTGCAATGCCAAATTTTTTCGTGTACGCTGCTGCGGATTGGGTACGTACGCCCATAGCGAATGGAAAGTGTGTCGTGTACCATCTAAACTAAAGGTCTTTTTTGATTGTATCGATTTCTGAATTTTTTCTCGGTTAATTCCCTCGGCTGTGGTGTGCACATGTTTTTCCATCGAATATCTTGTTAGAAATTCGATTAATTTGTCGGTGTTGTTTGATTGACGATAAAAAGCAAACAATGCTTCATACTCTAATATTGTCGTTGGCATATAACCATGTGGCACATCATACTGTATATTTGAATTGAATTCCAACACATTTAATTTTAACATTTCATTGTACTGCCTGAGGAATTCTTGTGCTTGTTTAAGCATAATAATCGAATCCATCACCATAAAATGTCAACTGACACCTGGATTTGTTTACGTAACATTAATTGTGGTTTCAAATCACATCAACTGTTTTTGCACGACTACAATGTCCTGGAACTATATTCAACTCAATATTATGAATTATATGGCAAATATATCGAATTTATATTGATACCAATTGAACAAAACCACCTATCACGGATTGATATACTATTACGTCGTCTCCGATTGAACACCGTCTACACACTGATGTTATTCCAGGCAGATACGATGGTAATGATTCGCACGGAATTACGTAGAAAATACGACGTTGATAAATATGGCATCACCTTTGTATTACCAGAATACATCAATCACAACATACATGTTCTGAAAGAATGGCAAATGTATCAATTAAATGAAAGCGAAATATTTTGCAATTTCAAGGTGTCACATGCTGCTAGTCATGTACTTGTATTCGATTTAGATAATACACTGGTAACAGGTGAATCGAGTGTCCGCTTACGATGTTCTGATATTATTGATAAATTATTTTGTTATCGCAATTTAAATTATATTCTCATACTATGGTCATATGGCAACGAAGTGCATGTACAAGAATGTTTAATTGAAGCAAGTATTGATAAAGACATTTTTAATATTATTATTTGCGGCGGTTCTTCTGTTGATAGACGTATACAACCTCAAACGATAACAGCTGATATTAATACTTCAGTGTTTCCAGTTGATTTGAAATTAAATGAACACAATTTACCAAAATCGATGCGAGTGATACTACGATACTTGCACGATAATAATTATTTCTTTACCAAATTGTGCGGCCTCATCGACGATAAAAAGTGTAATTATTTAAATTGCGATTTTTTTGTTAATTGTAAAAAATGTATAACGCCAATCAGCGATTGGAATGACATAGAAGATAAAATTTCTAGTAATATTGAAAATTTCAATAAATTTCGTAATCAATGATCAAATTCTGTTTGTTTGTTTTACATTGTCAAGCTTGATGTATGGCTATTGTATTCAAATTTATATAATTATTCTCAATCAACATATTTATTACATCAATAATATTATATGTAGTAGTATTATCTAACAGTTGAACGTTAATTTTTTCGATTGGATAAGGTTGTTTACTTGTAAAAAAATCAATTAAATTTAGTGCAGTGACAGTGGTGCATAGCTGCGTGAATTCACCAAATACTGAATTCGGAATAGTCGTTCTATTGAACTCAACAATAACATCCTCATTTATATTACAACGTATTCCAGCCCTTCCCGTTGCCATTAGGTAAATATAGACATTTGAATTGTTGTTATAGATGATAAAATTCTCTGGCCGAAGAATGAATAGCCTATTGACAGATGTTGCATTGCTCAAATCATATATTTCGATTTCAATGCCGTATGTAATAGTCTTTAAATATTGTAGATAAACATCGTTAGCGACGGCTGTTAATGGACCATTGGTTTTCATATTTGCAACATATCTAACTAAAATTAATATTGCAATTACGATGATAATGTAAATGATAGTTAGGAGTAGCCAGCTGGACACAATCATAATGTATATGGATATTATTTTCAATACATCTGTAAAAAATGTGGATAAAGAACTTACATTCAATGAAGTGCTCTATAACATAAATAATGTGTATATCAGGAATGATATAACGGGTCAAATTAAAAAATTCGATTATCATATTTTGAAATTCATAACGTATTTACACCATGAAAATCATCGTACAGACGATGACAGTGTTGGATTTCATCAATATTCAATCAGCGCCAATCCATATAAAATGGTAATTGTACCTTTTTTGAATAAATCCCTATGCAGTGCTAAACACTGTGAACAGTTGGATGGGATTCTGCAGACATCGTTCGAATCGGTCGTCGCTCGCAAGGAAAACGGCAACTATATTTATTGGCCAAGCATAAAAATTTCCATTAATGCATGGTTTCTATTGCTTCATTCAGTATTACATTTAGAATTGAACCTCCCAAATTTTTTCATTCCATTACCAGGTCATGTCCAATTTCCTAATCCACAATTCCTATTATACACATCAATTGTTGAACTACAGGAGGATAAGTCGCATATCATAGAATTGCCAATGGTATTACGTGACAGTCAAACAAAGAAGATATATTATCAAAATTATTCATTGCTATATGGTCAAGATCAACAGCGCGACGTGAAAGAAATACAATTGGCGGTGTTAACATTACTCGATAAACGCAAACTAATATTATGTTCCTCATTTACACGTTTGATAACGTTAAAACCATCGGAATATTTACATGTTAAACTGAATCACATGATTGATATTGAAGAAATCGAATCTGATTATGAAATCATGAATCAGTTCAAAGCCCATATCATTTTAAAGTCTAACTTCCTGAAAAAGTTTAATGTAAATTCGTCGGACGTTATGTCAAGTACCGAATCGGAAATTTGCGCTATTTCGAATGATAGCTGCTACATTACTAACGCTTTCAGTGTACATGAAAAAACCGTCCAAGACCACGCGAGATATGAAGTACATCGATTGAATCAAAAAATATTTAACGAACAATTAGATTCCAATAATCAGTTACCCGAAAATTTTAACTATTTGAAATTGTATTTTATCGGTACAAAATGTAATACATTTGATTACTTTTTTCATTACTTTTTCCAAGTACTAACGGAACAGTGTCCGGACACTATGTGCGCTGATACGATTACGATGACTGATATATCTTGGTATTTCACAATATTACTTAATGAGTTGTTATCCTACAGTGAAGACGATGCCGATGGTAAAACGCTCAGAGTCGAATTAGACGAATTGTGTAAAAACTATTTTAAATTGAAGATAAAAACGTTCATCGATGTGATCAAAGAATATAAATTTCTGTACACCGTCCTGCCCGCATACATAGTGTTACATTTCTCATTACGCAATTATCAAATTTTATATAAAAACGATGATACATGGGACTTTAATCGTACCAGACTCCTGGACTTTATGTCAGAAACTGAGGGTAATACATCGGAACGACATAAACAACTGCGCGAGGGTTATTTCATTGCCATTTCGTCAAATAGTATAACACATACCTATAAAGGGAATGTATACGCGTGTTCTAAAACGTTTATTAGCGACGAGAAATCTGTTTTCGAAACATTATATGAAAAATCCCACCAAGGAACACCATTGAATGACATAGTATTCAATGAAGCGCGATACGTGTATGCAACAGCAAAGGGTAATTTTAATTCGATTATATTTCGTAACAATCTACACGGTCCATTTATTTTAACCAATGTGTTAATGAACGATTTCCTAGATACATCGGCTGATTATGCCATCCCGAAGTCATTTATCGATGATGTGTTCGATAATAGTAAACTAGAATTGGACTATTTTAAAATGTTTCATGTTGGTTCGTTGATTCGCGAAAAACGTTCCCATAACACCTTGGGTCGAATTATTCGTGTGATACATTCATATAACAACGATAGTTCGAATCCGAATACAATCTGTTATAAAAATTTGGATAGGTTATTGAATGAAATGTTAGAACGAAATTCAAATATTGGAAATCTGATTCATCTCTGCGATCCCCAGTTCTCTATAGCTCTTCAATTATTTATCTCGCTGAATCATTCAGTGGCTCAGCCAACTTTTAAAACATCAATTGAATTATTGCACAAAATTAACTTTATGATTTTACAATGTGTACCAATTGAAATAATTATTTTGTTCTGGTTCTTCTACGAAGATGATGAGCGTATATATATTGAAAATGTACTACAATCCGTTAGATTCAATGCAATTAATATTGAATATTATAAGGAACTAAATGAAGATTTATTAACGTCTAAGCACCTATTAGACTGGTTCCGTGACCACCTATTACCTCTAGTCTTTTCCAATAAGGCGTCGTTTCTCAATCACTTTCAGGATGTTATGTCCCAATTTCTTACATACAACGAATTCATTAATTCAACAGAACCCGCGTACTTCTACAAAAGATTACATAACTTCGTTCTGGAACATATTGATCAACAATACCAACCACCGCCGGCCAAACGAAATCGCTTGTCAGAAGATACCGATACAATTCTATCAAATCCCAAAATATTTCACAAAGATTACAATGCCATACGTGATACCTGTTTTACGTTATTTCTTGAAACGAATGTTTCAACCGATAAATTATTGTTACATCCCAACAACGACTATCACAATTGGACCGAATCTATATACAAACGAATAATTTTTCCCAGGTATAAGTCCTACCATTTGGCCTCGAGGTCCAAGGATTATTCAAATTTTGTGATCGCTTATGTGTATATTAACATCACGACAAACTTCAAACCGGAAAACGTTAAATTTCTCCTTTATTTCTTTGCCTCCATAGCCACATTCCAAAATTATGAGAAGTTATGTGTGATCCTAAATGGGAAGCCGAATTCTGGAAAGTCTCGATTAATATCAATCATCAAAGGGATTTTCACAACTATGAAAGTACCAGCGAATCAGTTCAAATGTGAGAATAAAAACATTGAAGGACCAAATGAAAGTCGATATGCCCAGCATATTTCCCAATTGTGTTACAGCGAAGAAACATATTCGGCGTTTAGTCATATATTGAAAGATTTTGTGGATCCGTGTAAAGTCGATTGTCTGAGAAAATGTCACGGTTCAATCCAAAAATTAAGTTCTGGATACAAGATGGTTATGGATAATAATTCCCTGATCAAAATATCAAACTACGACGACGCGATATATAACAGATTGATGATGGTCTATTTCGGCCATATATTCCATGTCAATACCACATTCCACAATTCGCTCTATGAAAACATACTATTGAATAACTTACCCGAAGTTACGAATTTTTCTCAGATCCGGATAGTCGACAGTTTACGGATTGTTTTGGGATACATCCACGTCTATTATAAAGATTATAAAGAGGGATTAGTGTTATCGAAGAGCGTTACCAACAACGACGTACTCAAACACAATAACAATGTGTTACAGATATACAATTCATGGTTTGCCGCCTTTGAATACATTGTAAAACTGAAGGTTTCGTCTTCCAATAGGACGACAATTACTGATATCACCCAAGCAATATCTCAGTCATCGGGAATCATTAAATCCATTTGTAAACGATCCGCCGGTATTGTTGATATTAACAGTCTCATATCAGATTTTCAGCGTAAATACAAAGCCTACCAAATTGAGAGTAATAATTTACACTATTATACAGTTAAATTGGAAAGTGATATTAATAACTATAATAATGAATTGCCTAATTTAAAATAATATTATTTAATTTATATTATATATTTATTTACTAGAATACACATATATTTATATTATATATTTAATAGTGATTTTAATTGAATCCATGTCATTTGACGTCGTTCAGTTGATTCAATGCCATTCAAAGATTTGAGTAATTCTTCTTCATTCAATAAGTATGATAACGATTGTGCGGATCGTTCTTGCATCAGTTTGTACCTTGTTACATGATTATGAAGTAAAAACGTATGATAGGTGATAATCCATTTTGGAAAAACAAATATACCGTTTTCGTTCATGCGCTGCTCCAGGTAAGTTTCAATATCAATATCTTGAGGTTCTACGAAGGTAATGCCTCTCCGCTGACTTTGCATCTTTCGTAAAAAATATTTATGAATATTGTATTTTTGTAGTTCGATTTGTATTATAATGGATCCACGCACCTCGAAAAAATGACCAACACACTTCGGACAACCCAATATGATATAAATATTAGATAAAATACTTTCGATTGATTTCAAATAATGTTCATATTCTTCAAAGTAATTGATTTGCTGATATCTATTCTGAATAGCACTGTCAAACATAAATGCCAACAGATGTAACGTATCCCATATGGTATGATAATGATTAATAGTAACATCAAGGTTTTTAGAATGTGTAAATTTTAAATGATTCCAATTTCTACTATCTATTAAATTCAAATATAGTTTAATACATTCAGCATAAACCGAACTCGTAGTATTATTGATCGGAGACCGTATCGATGCTTTCAATACCTTGAATCTATGGATGAAATCTTTAATTTCGTCTGATGATACCGTTGGGAAATTGTAGATTTTGTTTGACAAATTTATAAGAAAGGTAATTTGATTAATTGAAATATTATAATTCACACCGCCGTCATCATCATCATTTACCACTATCACATAGTGACAAATCACCGACTTCAACGAATTTATATATTTATCCAGTTGCTGAGACATAACAACCATCATATCATGGATATTGATTTTAATATTAACAATAATAATCAACAAACATCAACTGCCGCTGTAAATGAATTACACTTATATCTATATGATAAAGAACATGCAGAACACACATCACAAAAAGTGAATCTAGATGTATTATTCGATATAAACAACAGCGAAATTACAAATACCGATACACTAAAACAACTTTTTCTGTCCACCAACATTTCCTTGCAAATGGAATTAATGAAATCCCTGAATGAGGCAATATCACTATCCGGAGGGCAGTATAAATCCCATTTACTAATATATTTACTTGAATATTATTATTATGTGCGTTTAATTGTAGGACATCCGAAAATTTTTGAACTATCACCTTTTTTAATCGATTATATAGCAATACAGTTTAACTTTATCAAAAATATTGCATCAAATATATATATACACATACATGTAAACGATATTAATTATTTACAAGAGCAACAGGAAACTCCCACCAAAATATCTATTTATTTAGAACTACTTGAAATATTAAAAGACCGAATGTTATGTACAGTATTAACAGATAACTAAATATAAAGATTATGTAAGAAAATTAAAATGATTTTTACTTTATTCATATTCATTGTTATCATATTACTGATATGGTACCTGTTATTTATCGGTGCCAGTACAGTTTCCAAAAATGTAAGTCAGAATCCTCCCAATATGAAACCTTTACCTACTCCTCCACCACCGGAGCCTGAAGAAGAACCTGAAACGTTTTTAACAAATACTAATGAAAATGTTTACAATAGAAAAGCCAACAACAATATGACCAATTTCAACAACAGCAACCCCAACAACAATCCAATACAACGCGCCGTCAATAGGAATAACAATCCGGTTCCAATTGTCCCAGCCGCAATTGCACCGACATCGACTCCCGTAATACCGCCATCATTTTATAAATCTATTCAGACCATACAACTATCACACAACAATGGAAACATTGCGTTTAAATATATTGAAAACCCGTATTCCACAATGGAAAAAATGTTGGACGAATCCAAATTTATGGCCTCCGAAATATATCCGAATACAATATTATTCGGATATATCGACAAAGTATTGCCAAATGATAATCGTAGAATTATTATCGACAATAAATTTATTGAATCGATTCCCTATTTGAAGTATACATCAAATGTCGAGGAATTTGCAAAAGCATTATTCTATGGAACACCTCGAACTCACGCCAACGATAAAATCGATATAATGCAACATGGTAATGCGGGAACAATTGTAATCATAAAGACCGATCAAATTAGAATAATTGTTTTGGTAAAGGTACAGGAGTATGGGGTCGTAATGCAATCGCTTCCAATGGGCTCTACAACGGACAAAATTCCAACCATAATAATATTGAAATACAAGGATGATAACGTTAAGAATTATGTTGCTACATATCTGAAGAACGAAAATTATGAAAAGAAACATGATAGTATTTATGTTAAAAATTTTATTTCTAACTAGTTTTAATATTAACATTGTAATGTTCAAAATCAATCAACATTAAAGGTTTTATATATGGTATATATTTTGTGAATTTTCTGTTATCACCACTATTATTATTGTTATCAATTCCTTCATCATCAATGGTTAAAGAAACTGATTCAATCACGTCTGTTTTCAATTTGAAACCTAGAAATTCGCCACACATATAAAATCGTTTTGGATGTTCGGTTACTTGAAATGTATAGTCGTCGGTTATGTACAGTTGATCCAAGCCGTACAGTTTGAATGTTAAATCATCCAACACTTCTTTAGAAACGTTGATAAAAAAAGTATTTTCAACCTTCGATTCCGGCTTTTTATTTTGTCTACAATACAATTTACACATCAATTTGAACAGCGGAGGTATTGATGTTAATTCAATCGTGGCGTATAATTTACTCGCATCGAATTTACTATTGCCAACTGTTACCAACACTTCATGGATAATATTAAACTTACGTTTTTTGACATCAAACAGCACATTTTCAACTTTATACGATGGCCGGCTATCATACGTCATCGTTATTACATCTTTCGGATCGAAATGAACACTGGGTATGCCCGATGATATTGTTTCAATGATATTGTTGTAACGATTTAAGTCGACCAGGTTTCCGTCAAATTTCGGAAATTTAAATTGAAACAAATCTGCCAATCCTTTATCGAATGGATTTGAATAGGTTGTTGTTGGCAAAAGCGTCTGGCTGTAGCATAAAGTAGACAACCCTTTAATGGAATCGTCATACCGCACTAATTGATTTTCATACCGTTGCATTTGATTGGGCTGTTCGTCTTCGTCACCCTCGCATCTACGTTTTTTCACCGGTACATTTTCAGGGTCATCCATACCGTTTATATGTGTTTGTATAGGCCTGCTGCAACGTACAATTTGTATAATTCGATGATAGTAGACCGCCGCTCTTAAAAATTGATAATATTGTTGAATTTACATCCAGTGGATCACCTGTTTCTCTAAACAGGGTGAAATCGGATCGATTAAAACACTTTTTAAATGTATGATAAAATGTACTTTGAGGATCATCAAAGTGTAATTTTATTGTAGCCAAATCTATATCGTTTACGATACAATAGTTAATTAGTTTTGAAAAACAAAAAATTATTTCACTACGTTCGACCTCCGGGATCAACGTTTCCATTTGAAATGATAAAGTAATCTAATTTTAACTAAATTTATACACATCACCACTACGCACTAAAAATTAAATTTGTTTGAAACAGTAATAGGGTTAAGACCAATACAATTTTCAGCGATTGGACACTGCCCATCGCGTTTCATATTATTACAATTTTTCGTCATTAAAGGCTTCGACCGTTTCAATAGAGTCCGCAATTCGTTCATACACTTCTCCTCGTCTTTAAATAATTTACTTAGTGTATAATAAAGGCATGTATCAGTATCATCATTGTCGTACAACTTATTTTTACATAATGAACATGTGAACATTTTTCGGCAATACGAAATAAAAAATGTTCGTTGGACACGTTTGTTATTTCGTAACGATGCATCGACGCCGGTAAATAATGATTCAATTGTTGCCATCATACACTTTGAAAATCCGCCGATGAAGGTGGATAGATTTTTGAGTAATGTATTGGTATCGTCTGATGTATAATCGATACAATGTTCTACATGATATTGGTGTTTATGATGAATCGTAACCTGTTCGTCAGGATTCATGAACATTGAGGCTGTAATACACTTGCACTCATTATATTCTTCAATTTTTAATAATTGTTCTAACGAATTGATTTCAACGTACACTGAGTCAACAAACACTGTATTGAATGTAATATAACTATCAGGTAATAATGAAAAATGTACCATGTTGTTGATATCACTATTAAAATTTTGTATAACTTGATATAAATTCGTTACTGTATTAATATATTTTACACTAGACATTGTTAGTTTTATTAATATCGATAATTAATATTAAAATAATTAAATACTTGGTTCAATTGATTGTCCCATTCGGCGAGTTGATTTACTGGTACTGATATTCGTTGATTTGTCTTTGTTTTGATTGTTGTAACAGACGATCCATACGTTTTAAGTTTTTGTGGATTGTCGTATAATTTTGCATATGTTAGTACTCGCTTTATGAATGATTTTGAAAGACACAATACATGATTCGAATTGAATTCACTCAATTTAAATTTTAATGTACATACACCAATATGCTCTTTATCAACACTCCACTTTGTTCGTTCTAATTTACTAATTTGTTTCAATGCTTTATCACGTTTACACACACGAATATGTTTAAACACCATCGACGGTTTATTATCGTATTTAATTAATGGGTTTTCTTCATTCAGCAGTGCAGTTAACAATGTATTATAAATAATGAATTTTTGATAAAACAATTGATTATCAATGATATCGTTTTGTGGTGGATAACCATTTATTATGATTGTGTGGAACAAATGTTTCTGTGGTGGTATGGTTGCCATAGCTTGCGGTAAAAAATAGAAGCGGTCATCCTTTATATTGCACAATAAATCGATAAAATTATTTTGAAATATCACTAGGTGTTGTTCAAATCTATTTGAACCTTGTTCGATACGATTAACATGTTGATGCAATAGTTTAATTATAAATTCGCCAATAAATTTTATTTTATCTTTATTAGTTGCACCCATACCAACGATCGATTGCCATTCCTTTGTATTCAATGGTATCGATCCAACGGATATGTAATTTTGTAATTTATATACAAAGTCAAATACACCGAATGTGTACGAATCTGGAACACCCAAATAACCTTCTTCACTTAGATCTAAATTTGTGACGTGTAATACCGTGTCTGGATATTTATTACGTTTGTATGGTGTAGTATAACAATCGTGTCTCTTCAAATGAAATATGCACTCGTTTTTAATTGGTATTGTTATCGGCATGTAGCGCTGTCGTCTCTTGCAACACTTCCCCGGCGTCGACATGTTTAGGCGCTGCTGATGTAGAACTGTCAAGTGGCATCATTCCGATCGAATACCAGGTAATTTCGGTTTGTGACTTAATCATTTTTATATATAAACATTCGTATCCATCGTGATCGTTTTTTACTATTCTAGTGTTATTTCGTAGCGGTATCCGAAACATATCTAAGCTACTATATTTCAATGTTTCCATAATGGAATTATCTACAAGAAATTGTATAGTTAATTATATTGATATATATAAACCGATTAGAATTGACGATTTTTATAAGCACGTATTCAACGGGATCACACAATACGTTTATTCCAAAGGTGGACTTGTACTAAGTCAAGAACAATATCTTAACCTTAAACAGGGTCGAATTACACCATATTCAAATATAAACTTACTACTAATTACCAACTAACTATGGCAGATCAGCAAGGAGATATTGATATAGTAACAACTCCCGCAACAGAAAACATTCCTACAACACAAGAAAACCCCCTGCCGTATATTGGTAGTAAAAGGCAAGCGGAAGACGACGTCGCGGTCAATAATTTGTTATACCCGAAAAAAATTAAAAGGAGTGATGTTGAGAAAACGATTCGACGTATTCTGAATCAAACATATGATCCCATAATATACAACCCAACTGTAACGCCAGAACAAATAAAAACGTATATTGATGGAGTATTGACTTCTTTGCCATCACATAAAGAGTTAAATGCCTTCACACAAGATCAACTTCGAGAGGTGATCACACGTCATGGTGATGAATTTAGAGGGATTTTAAAAGATAAATTCGAACGAGCAAACGCACCATCAATCAACAAAGTAGCAATTGAACTTTGTGCAGAGTTTAGCTCTGTGGGTGTTTATAATACGTTTCTTTTACAAAATTTATTTCACGATTTGCCTCAACCGTATATTTTTGATACGGATATATATTCCCTAGCAAATCACATTCCAATTTGTTCAAAATATTTAGAAGTAGTCGGCGCTAGGCGTTTATATGCTATGTTTATAGGCTCAAGTTTGAATTATATAGAAATCCCGTTTGAAAATATAGTCGATTGTTTAAGAATTGGTTTGGGTTATGTGAACGTACAGGAATATCTAGAGTATTTGTATAATTGTGTTAATTCATTTCTAAACGCCTTTGTATATTTACACACAGGTGTGATATGGTTTTTCAAAGATTTGACCGACAAAGATGCATTTATTACATTTATTATTAACATGTATCTAGTAGGATATGCAAGTTCAATATATACAAGTTTCCTTGATATTTATAAATCGGAAACAGGCGTTGACTTAGCGTCGCCTCACATCGTAACCGTCGACGAATTTGATAAATTTAAATCCACGACAAGACGAATGCACAATACCATACATTATAAGCTACGAAATAAATTGTCATCTATACGATCGTTCCATGGAATCAAATCCAGCAATGCAACTAATGAACGATGTCAATAAAATGACATCAAGGTTTTTACGAATACCAAACGAAGCTGAAAAAACGTTATTAGAAAATATGTATGTTGGAAGTCTTGATATACCGAAGGTGATATATAACCGTGTGTTACCTAAAGAGATAATTGAAATATTTTCAACATACAAAGAATCACCACAGATACAACCACAGTCTCAAACTTTGTCAGGAGCAACAGATATTAGTTCAAAAACGTAATAATTAAAATGTTACTATTTATTTATAAAATAAAATATTAGAAATTTACATTACAAGTTTTTCAATGGCTCCCAAACGATTCTACCATTATAACAATATATTCTATGTTCGATGATGTCTTTGCCAGTGGGAACCTTTTCTTTTTTTGCATTCACCACCTTAATAGATTTACTAATAATTACATTTGTAGTGGCATATTCACTGGGTCTATCAACCGTAAATAGAGGATCTAATAATAATCCATCTTTACTAAATATGGAATTTTGAGTTTCAATGTTTATAGTATATAGTTCTTGAATGCTATAAATCTTTGGTACAACTGTTACATTTATTAATCGTCGAATAAACAACGGTTCCGACTCAATATCTGAATTTATATCTACTATATTGCTGGCAGCGTCGAATTCACGCCTATAATTCGTTTGTACACAACTACTCATGCTGTTTCTGATAGTGTCCAATGAAAATTGTAAATGTTTTTGGATGTTTTGCAATACAGGCATCGTATGGGTCCTGAGAATGGATCGTATCTCCTCGTTTGCGGGATTGCATAACTCTGCCAACTCAAGTTCTCCATAAATCACTTTAAAGATTATTCGTTCTGCAGGAATCAGCATAGGTTCGTTGAAAAATGCCCGCCAGTTGTTCCTAAACGGGATTATTAGCCGATTTCGATCTTCTTGCTTCTTCAGCGGCCTGAGTACCAAACGATATGGCTCAAAGTCTCTTGCTGGATGATCGTTCAAATATGATACAACGTCCTTTTCCATATTAAAAAATTGTTTAAGATGACCATCACACAGTCCAGTGTCATCTGTTGGATTGTCGGTACAAGAACTTTCAAACACCGGCATAGTTGTTTGACGTGCACCTGTTAAGAACGGTTGCACTGAGTTGAATAAACATCGATGATGTACGTCAGCCGTAGTCATTTTATTGTTTTATACAAATACCTTATATAAACAAATCATATCAGTTGAGTTATAGCGTAATAGATATCGTTGTCAATATTTGACGATGTATAAATTGGCTAGCAAAACCCTGGTTCAATTACTCTGCGGTAGGCACTCAATCACTTTTTTTAATAAAATGTATTATTTATTTGTGTTAGATTATTCGCACGGTATTACATTACATGAAAAATATTTTCGTTATATCGCGAAACGTACCCTATTCGAATTCCGTCAACGAACACTTCATGTGAAGGTAAATTTTATTAAATTTTTCATCAACCTTGTACATTTTATTAATGTGTATTTATTTAGGAGGATTGCATTACATATATATGTTGGAATGACAATATAACATCGGTATCGTTTGACGAGCTGTGCGGACGCATAAATATTTTACATGGGACTGGTTATAAACATTTTACACAATTATATCAATATGCTCATCGGTATGAATCGCCAATTAGTATCACACTTGTGGTGTCAAGTAATGAGATTCTAAACGATTTATCACGTTGCAAAAAAAATTATCCAATATTTACCGACGTGGATATCACCGTTGTGGATCCCGATGGTAATTTATTGATAAATTCATTTGCACCGTGTGTACGATTACCATTTCAGATGAACTACCGATATATAACCTATCCCAAATATCGATTACCTTGTCGATTTACATTGAATAACACAGAACTAGGATTCACGCCATCGGTAGACCGGTTAGAAGAATTGTATCACATAATTCTTCATCGATATTTATACGTAAAGATCCAATTGCTCGAGGATCGTGATTTTGTAATAACCATAATAAAATTATTGAGGCAGTTAAATGATATGTTGGCTCAAATCAAAAATATCGATTGTAATACAACAGATTATCTACAGGACGTAACGAATTATTCTAATAGATCCTTGGTGGTGTCGACCATACGATCATCAATGATAACACGAAATAGTAATATAAAAAATTTGTGTTTGTGCATACAAATATTGAACACGGTAATTGTTCAAGTGTATCTACTACACGGTAATTCAATTTTGTTTTGTAACGGTTCGCAAAAACTGTTAACTATGAGAGAAACTGATGAACTGTGGTCGGAGTACAATGATACAAATAATACAATGTGTATTGAATTGTTTAGTCATTCAAGTGATGAAATCGAAATGATAGAACACAATGAATTGATGCAATATGCATCAGATATCAATTGTATACTCGGTTTACGCGGTTCATATGATGTATCACTTCATTCAAAATTGTTGCTACGTACCTTCAAACATCCATTGTTGCTATCACAAAAACCGATTTTATCAACCTGCCATAAAATATCAATCAATCAATTAATCGAATGGGAAAAACACGCGTACGATGCATGTATTGTATTATTTAATCATACATCGCCGAACGCCCAACGATTTAACAAATTCAACGACAGAATGATAACTAAATTATTATTGTACAATAACCGTACATCTGCGAAAAATTTTTACAGTTTAATTTATTGGGTGTTATCTACAAGTACAGGTCTTGATAACATGATGGCAAAACTAATCTCAGACTATGGACTCTACCGTATTCATATCGGACGGAACGTGATATCGTATACTCTAAAATTTAACATTAAATTTCCAACTATATTGTCAGTATGGTACGCAATAGATTTGAGTTCGGACGTATGGGATAATAAAGCTAAGTTGTGTGAATTGGACATGATTTATAGTTGTGGATTTGAATATTTAACATTATTAGAACATTATTTCGAAAAGTATTGCAATACATCATTTCCAAATTCAAGTGAACTGTACAGACGTATAACACTATATAAATCAATCAGAACTTACCGAAATCACCTGGTAAATAACAACAAAAAGGGAAATTCCAAGAACAGTATATTTAAATTGTGTTTCGAAAGTATTAAAATTGGACGTACCATATTCCCAATTAATCACATTGATGAATGGGCTAAAAGTGCACGTGCTATTTATCAAATGTTGAATTCCACCTATAAAAATTACACTTTTATCGATACACCAAATAATGTGAATGATGAATTACCGTACGCACCTGTGTACATGACCACTGATGTTAACGATTTTACTATATGCTCAACAACATTGACATCGGTTACATCGGATCCAACTATAAGATTGCTGTGTGCTAAATATTGTATGTACGTTGTTAGCAGCCGACGATATCCAACGAAACGACAATACGCATCGTACCTGTTTCGAACCACCTTCATGTGCAATTCATTCTCACGGTTTGTGTATCCAACTACATTAAGTAACCTGATTACAGTACTGTTTCACAGATATCATGATTATCGTCAGCTATTCAAGGCGAAAGAATTTGCAATCAAATTCAAAAAGATTAGAAAGAGTGCCAAGACGAGTTGCCGTCAAATGAATCAACAACTATTTTTATTATAAATTAATATTTATTCTATATATTACATACTACATTATTATTATTACTTGTACATAATTAACGGAATTTGTGTAACAATTGCTTTAACCTCGTCAATTGTAACGATAGCCGTTTTTATTCTAACCGTGCGTGATCCGATACATCGTACGGCGGGCGATTGTGGCGGTGTATCATATCCATTGAATTCTGCTAATAAATGTGTTGCTATGGGCTACTAATTCTGCTAGTGAGATAAAAATAGACTGATACGAACGAACTCTGATATCTTTGATTCAAGTGGAATTTATAAATAAATACAACAGTAATTAGTTTCAATAAAGTAGTATATTTTATTCAATTGAGTTAGTTATAATTAAATGTAAGATCTACGTTATCGCTGGATGGTTGCTGGAGACTGCTGATGTTGCGGTGGCATTTTCGATGCGTTCGTTGTTTGACGCAAATCGATCAACGATCCTGTTAAATATCGAAACGTCCTTGTACGCAACTTGAATTTTATTATTATCAATCGAATTAAATAATATAACTACGTTTCATTTCTTCTTTTACTTTTCCCAGCACATACTTGGGATTGCTTCGGCTACACGAAATCGTTTTGCTTTTGGATACATCGACAGAATATCGCCTAAGTTTTACTTTTGCGGGACCTTCAACGTACGACATCCGGCCACCGTTAAATATAAAAATTGGTCCGGTCAGGACCTCTTGCCATGCCGCATTATCATCAACATTCGCCTTTTTACGACCTTTTAATGCTTTGCTGTTATCCGGCGGCTTAAAATCAACACACAGTTTATTGCTAATAGACCATAATTTTTTATATCAGACGGTTTATTGTTATACATGGCCGTTATCATTCCAGTAAATGCACTCATTATTTCATTGTGATGACTACGAAATTCTGCAATCATAGTCTCCATTTGCAGTTCATGTTTTTTATTTTGTTCAGTGAACATCAATTGATAAATTTTATTTTGTTCAGTGAACAGCTTGTTGATTTGCAATGAAACATCATTAATTGAATTCACTGGATTTATGTCACCATTAAATTTTCCCGTCTGCAATACTTCAGGGATTACCACTTCCAAAAGCCATTCCTGAAGTTCAATAGCTTTTGGCAGCTTAGATTTCATTATTAATTGTATAACACCACTTTTATTTATTAAAATCGTATGCTTTTGTATTGATGAATCGGGGGTAGCGTTTCGCGATCCCGGTGTATTAACAACATTTTCGTATGATTTTTTATATTTATCATCAACATGAATTATTACAGCATGTTTTGTATTATTATATTTTAATGAAATAGCTATATCTTTGGCCACGAACCAGCAAACTCCTTGAACAATTAAGGATCTAATATTGAACAGCATACCGTCAATCACGTTTTTGTACTTCCATTGTATTAAAATTAATTAGGCTAATTATTATTGTTAATGTATTAAATATATATAATAAACTGATAATTATACCACTATTACACCGCCTTTTATACTAAAAATCTGACAAGATAACGAATGAGATAAGAATAACTGTTGCTATGCGGATGTGAATTGTCTGTTATAATACACGTAATCAGACCGAACATTAAGTGGACGTTTACATTGATCAAGAAGAAAATATACAACACCGCGATGAATGATCAACAGGAGAACCTGATGAACCTATTGGCGGACGATCACGTACCATTGATGTTTGTAATGAAAACCGTACTATTTGTAATAATATTTTTCATTTGTTTTATTATTATTGTATTTATTCTATTTCTAATATACATGTATAATCAACGTGTACAATTTGAAGAATCGTATAAATATAATTTATGGGGTATTTAATAAGTGTTTTAATTGTGTGAATACTAGTCTGTAATGTGTGTAGGTGTGTGTATATTGATCCTAGGTTGATCGTGAACGTGATCGTGAACGACGGCGTCTTCGTCGAGGAGATGCAGCTCTACGTGTTCGCGAGCGTGACCGTGAACGTGATCGCGAACGTCTTCGTCGGCCTGTTGTCGATCGACGTCTGCGGGTAGTTCTACGTCCAACCATTTTAATTGCTGCTGGATTTTCCAATACGTTAGGCATCTACGTTGTAGTAGATTTGGCTGCTGTTTTTCTCTTTTTTGTTGCCGCAGTACTTGGTGTTACCGACACTATATCATTGGTGAATGTTGTCGTGGTGGGTATTATAGATATCGTTGAGATATCGGTTGGTAATTTTATATTCGTCGATTTAATGTTTTTGGCCAAATTGTAATGACGATTCAAATCGTCCAAATCAAATTTACAATTACTTATATAATATGTTTCAAACGTATGAAAAAATATGTTATTCAATGCACTATGTATAATTTTCTTTATGTCTATATCCATATCAAATTCAAGGCTGCCCATATTTATCTCATAGTCTAATTCAAATTGCGTTGGTTTATCGTCAGCCATCCGGAATTTCTCATGGATGACCAAGTCTCGTATGAATTTCGAAACACATTCCTCCTTCGATGTCAAATATTTGGTTAGATAACGATCATCCGAAACAAATTTCATGCTTGGCGGTCTGGAGACCTCTGATTTTATGGTCTGTGCCAGTTTTTCGGCAAATGCACGCATTCGATCGTGATTAAATTCTATAGTTTCATTTTTCAATATTTCGAAACGTATTTCCTGTAATGCATCTTCATATATCGAATCAATCAACTGGGTACTGGGATTGCATTCATTAACTACCGTTTCGATGATGAATTTAATAAATCGCCAAAGCCTTCGAGTCTGTGTCAGATGTGATATGATATTGATGGTTTGAAGAAGATGTGCTAGTGTAAATCGTGATTGTATGTCACTGCCACCGCCGCCTCCTCCATACGAATAAAAATACTTTAAAAATTGAATAATTTTATTTAGTGTCGGTGAATTCCATGTGTACAGGACGCGAGAGACTTGAGTAGAGGTTCTAGTTGGATGTACATCGGTAACTTTTACTAATTTACTTCGTTTTCTATTCGAATGTGTTGGTCTGAATGAGACATCCGAATCAGCACCATCACCACCGCCATCATCAGTTTCTTCGCCAATTTCAATTGCAGCGGTAAGCGCAGACCGTTGTGCTTGTTTACGTGCTACATTTGTTCTAGCCGCCAACGTTATCGTTTCAAATATTTCTAAAACAGTTATGTCTACAGTACTGGAGGGATTTGTAAAAAAAACAAAGAAATGTTTCCAAAAGGGTATTCTCATTTCGGAGTCGAACCGATTTTTTGTCCGTTCGATTAACAAATAAAAATCTGTCATATTATAATATAAATTTATTATTAGATTAATTAAAAATAGTTTTAAGTCTGAGGCGGATTCTTTATATTGGTCGAATCTTTATCCGACGTAATATCATTAAAAAATATAAACATATCCTTACTCAATTCCATAGAGAATGGAATTTTTTTATCAGCTAATTGTGTATAAATTTGTGGATCATCAAAATTCAAATCCTTTATTACTTCTATAATTTTCTTGACAAACTCGGACTGCAATTGCACATTTAAGAATAATCGATTTTTGTTCATAGTTGCATCCAGCCAAGCCTCATCAAACGGAATGTAATCCATCGTTAATCGACTGTATAATTCGATAAATCTTTTGTAGTTCTATGTCGTTCGGCGTTCGTTTGTTTAGATACAAGTCTTGGAATAGACTCCGTGCGCGGTCATCAATAATAAACAACTTAAATACTTTATTAAATGAATTAAAATCTACTGTAAAATTATATTCTAAAACTTTTTTGTGAACAATTTGAGCTGTTATTTCATCATTTACATCACTAGTCAATAACTTATATAATATCTCTAAATATGTCCTTTTTAACAAAGGAGATAATTCAATTATATCTAATTCATGCCGTAAACGCCGGTAAGCGCTCAACTGATCTAAGCCTTGTTGTATAAATGAAAACATTTTATTCCTTAACTAAATTAGCAGCCGCCGCTTTTTGCTTATTTAATGATTCGTTTACGGTCTTTAAGAAATCCGATATTTTCGCATCCTCATCGACCGCTGGTGTCGTCGGATCTTTTGATTTCGAATCACTCTTAGGCTTAAACATTATGTAATATAAAATCAATATCATTATCAAAATCAATAAAATGTGATATTTGCCGGCCACAATTGACGATATACCAATTATAATTAATATTTGTGGAATATTAAACATTTTATAAAATGGTTGTTGGGTTGTCATTGTCGGTGTTGTAGGAAACATAATAATAAATTACGTTCTGCTATAAAACGGAAACGTTCTTAAATATTCGCTTACACCATTAACGTTATCGGTAAGGTTATCAGCTTGAGATATTCGCACAGTTCCGCCTTCCAACAGTGCCAGCGTTCCTGATATTACATCATTGTACAGATGGTTGATAGCAAAATAATTTCCATAATGACCAGTCGAGGCATACGAACAAATGATTCCAATGCCTCGGAAATCAGGATGAAATGATTCAGCTGTACGCGACAAATAACAGCGTTGACCGGTGAAAAATTCATGCATTCCAATTAAGAACGTTCTGGGATCAGTCCAAACGCACACATCCATCGTACAACCGGGACGATCGTGCTGGAAACACCACGGTTGTAATGTCACAATATTTCGGGCAATGAATCGTGTATAGTAGGCTTCACTTCGAGTGTTATGATAAAATTCTGTCAACGCAAATTTTAATAGCTGTTGATCTCCATTCAAATAGAAATTAAGTACCGGAATATATTCATTATGAATTTGATTGTGTCCGTATACAAGCGCAAGCTCTAAATCACTTTCTTTCAATACATCTTGACGAGCCCAAAAGAATCGAGACACACTTCCGCCTGCCGGCGCCTCGTTAGATGGTGATATGCATGCATTTGGCAATTTTAATGGACGTTGCGTCTCTTCGTCGACTGAAATAGCAACCATTGAATCATCAATACTGATTCCATATGTCCGGTCCAGGGAATGACAATTGCAATATGATATATCCTTGTCAAATTCGACAACATGTTCGTGCAACAATTCACCGTGTACATCACGGCCTGTAATTGGATCGATTGAGCACGGATCGCGTACGCAAATGGTTGGATTTATAAAACGTTGTGCATAAACAGGATCGAGACCGGGATGGTTGATTTGTACATAACCACTGGGACATGGTGCTCTTGGAAATATATCAACATCGTATATGGCATCGTTTATCGTACGAGCTCTGCATATAGGCTCATTATTTTCACCTACAACATCCGAAACAAATCCCAAATCACATTGACATGTTAATGGGTTAGCGTTCATGTTTTGAATTGAACCTACACCATTACATCCCACCGATATGTTACAGTCGGAAAACATATGTAACTGTGACACAATGCCAGGATATCTACACGAACATATCAGAGTAAATCCCTTTGATGTTGACACCAATAGCCATCGCCCGGTATTCGGATTGCATGTACGTGAATGTTGAATATTCATCGCCAAACAATATGATTTTCCGGCTTCGAGCGTGTGCATGGTACCATCTTCTAACTCAATGTCCAAATCTTCTTCGATTAAATTACATGATGCTAAAAATTCTTGACATACTGTACAATCAACTGGGTCTGTACATTCAGTCAATTGCTGGTGACACTTCACCGGATTTGTGTCCAATGTAATCGGCTCGGTTGGTAATCGAATTATATCATCGTCGGTTGCGTCAAACAGCTGCAATTCAGGTGCGTGTATTAAATTTCGTATTTCTTCTGTATTGCGATTCAGTCGGCGGATGACCACAAATGAGAACAGCACTAATATCACAATAAAAAAAATGATTATGAATATGATTATCATTGTGAATCGGCCGTTGGACTTATTAACAAGTGGATGACAGATGAAATAAACATTAATTTATTGGTGCAAAGTATACTGGTACATCCTCAGATAGAACGGGATGTTGTTCACGCGACCGTTGTTGTTCGTAATGCGTTTCGAAATATTTATCCAATAAGCCAAAATCCAATTGGAACCCGTGATTCATGATAAGTTTACGATTAGTGATGTATAATTTTGGAAGTTTACGCTCCGTTCGTTTAACCTCATTTGGATACATTCGCCTCAAAAACGTTTTCAATTCATTAATCACCATAGCTGCATTACTACACTCAATGTGATGCAACAATTTCGCACCGCTACGTTCGACTTTAACTACATTGTAATTTTTAGTTCTTTGTTGGTAACCAAAAATCATAATATGCTTCACATTACCGTCATAATACAATCGAACTATTTCTTTAATTTTGTCATTCAACGTTGGAGCCACTATATATCCGCTGATGGTAGAATACTTTGAGGTACAATCCTGCACTAATCGTTCAGCGTTAGACATCATGTCAGTTTTACTCTGGCATGATGCGATGAAGTCGTTCATTGCTGATCTATATTGTTCATCTTTTTGTTGATTGTACTTTGAATTGCTCTCAATAAATGCCATAAATTTGTTCTCCAGACGCATCATATTATCATTACTTGATTGAACCACATTTTCCACAATTGAATTCACACCTTGCAAAACAACTTTGAAATTTTCATTATTTTGCCGCATTAGCTCTTGGAAATTATTATTCGTTTGTTGAAGTATATCCTTTACATTATTGGTATTCACCTCCACTTTTGCGGTAAGTTCATCAACTGATTTAACTAACATATTGTTCTCCATCAACAATCCGTTCATTAACGATTCCATTTTCATTTTTTTAGACGGCGACGAATCCTCCGAATTGTACTGAACTATAGAATCATCCATTGGTATTGTTGGCGATTCATCGAATACTGATTTTTGAATTTTGTACTCACCGGTAATTAGAACATTTGGTAAAACATCATTTAAAATCCAACTTTGTTTGTCGCGTGCAATCGGCTTCGACGAATTCATAATCAATTCACTTACACCGCCTCTGGTAATCATAACATGTTTGTGCAGAGATGATTCGAATTTACTCCTGTAGAACGGTGATTGAATTAATAATTTATCATACGGTGTCCAGTGTTTAGAATTTACATATCTATGTAAAATTTGATTTGTGGAATTTTTATTTGTTGTGTAGTTCAATGCTCGTATCACATCAATCGCTACGAACCATATGGCTCTATCGAAAATGACATAGCGAGAAGTAAAATTCAATTTATTATCAACACTGTTAAACTGTCGTTCCAATACAATTAGTGGGCAGATCCACGTATGAAACCATGATAATAATTCTTCAATTTCCGAAGTCTGTACAATAGTACAATTTTTAATTAACCAAATAAACCCTGTATTGGTAATATATGTTTCTCTATCAATTACTATTGTTTCCATCGCAGGGTCCAATATCTTATTGGGTTTTAACATCTGAATAACACTGTTAATTTGATACCACGGAACGCCATTATTAACACAAAATGCTAAATCTAATTTAAAGTTTTTATAAAACACCGTTTTAATATGAATGACTGACATGATGCCCGAAAACTAAATGCACTGATGATCAACCATCGTTATATAAATGATCAAGCATCACATGTACATATATGTAGATAAGAACGAACCATTTGTGTTCACACATCGTATTAACAGTGCTCAACCATCACATAATTTTATCTATATTTTACTCAAAGATATCGATTCAAATGCTCAACCATTCAATTTACGATGTTCAATCATATCAATAATATTGCTCAACCATGCGATTTACGATGTTCAATCATCACCTGGCATTTTCGTATCGAATTCAACAGAACTGATAAAGATAAAGTGAAAAAGTTGTTTTAATGTAAAAATAAAACATATTTTTAAATAAAATACATTGGATGTTTATTAATAATGTCATTTTGTACTGCAAGATTCGTAAACATCTTTGATAGTTCGTCCATTTGAATCGGTTCATCTCTGCAAATAAATAAAACAATTAAACCTGTAATTTTATTCAAGTTGTAAAATACTAACATTCCATCTAAATAAATACGTCCACGATAAGCCGCTAGATGTGCATAGTATGTGGGGGCTGGATACGAAATAGATCTATTACATCGTGCAAATAAATGACACAACCCGTACGTTAACGTTTGTAGTTTATCCATGGATAACTTTGAATCATCCTTTAATACGCAATATTTTGTTGGCTTTGAAACGCCCTGAATCGATTGATGTGAAACCATGAAGAACTGCGTTTCGTTGGGATGTGTTATCTCTGTATCAATGGTTGTTCCAGGAAAAACGTTATTATTTTTTCGGTCACCGGCTCCCTCATTAGGAAAGAATCGAGTGTGATGGCGTTTTTGAACAATGATATATGTAATTGCAGGATAGTATTTTTCAGTTGGATGTGACACTTTTGCTGTTGCTGCACGTATCGACCGTAATTCGGTGTTCAAGCATTCTTTGAACTGGCCTTCCGATACACCGTCGCGGTAAAAAAGAATTTTTTTCGGAAACGTTTTACACCTTTCCTTGAAGAACAGTAGCTGCTCAACCATAATATTTTCCAAATCATCAATTATCTCAGTGCACGGCTCCTGTAGACGCCAATTCATATGATATTTGAACGCATTACTGTCATATGAGGCTGCAACACCGACAACACTTGGTATAATTTTTTGTTCGGGTGAAGGATGTGTTACATCGGCCCCAACAAACATAAACGGTTCATTAAAATACATGCTTGGTTCCAATTTATGATTAATACCATTAAATTTGGCATTTATTTTCAATAAAATGTTACTGACCGTAGCCACGTTCGCCCTCAATTTAACAGTGGATCGCTTTACACATTGCGTTAATAAGCCAACCTTTATTTCGGCATTATATTTAATATTGGAATAGTTCAAACCGCCATTTCCATCGGGAATAATACACAGGGCCAAATCGATCTTGTTACATTTCAATTGCTGTAATACATTCACAAGATCCGTCATGCTGGAACGTTCCGATAAATCCTGGATATTGTAATTTACATCCATTGTAATTCCCAATTTATTTGCCTCTTTAATCATTAGTGATGCAAACATATGAACTAAACTGTCATCGAGGAAAGCCAATCGTAATATTGTCCATTTTAAATTTTGCGAGGATGCCGCCAAAAGTGATGCTGATTCTGGGATATTCCATACGCCTTCACGAACCTTAGCAGCCACTCTATTATAATAAATATCCGGTGCAGGAAGAACGCGGGCATCAATATCAATGAATTTATCGTCTACATGAACGCCAAACTGTTTCATTACATTACTATAATTATGTTTCACCTGTTTCAGTAAATCATAGATTCGATTTTTTCGTATAGTTGTAGATGTTGCCGTGTGCTTAATCATCGTCCGTGTTTGAAAGTCATTCATTTTCTTTATAATAGTTTGACCGGGTCTTATGTGACAATGTTCTACTGGTAACAGTGAAAATTTTACCGTATTACCAACCAATATACAAGGCATTTCCGGGCGTTTTAACGGAATCTTTTTTACATTTTTAAAGTAATCTGCAACTATATTCATGGAGCCATTATACATAAACTTTTCGGTTAAAGCTGAACCCTTTAACGATTGATATTTATATTGTCGCACATAGGTCGGATGCGGGCTATATGTTACGGTGACACCTTTCAATATTGAATGAATATAATCTCGATCACGGGGAGTCAATTCTCCACCTTTCATTGTTTCGTCGCACACATCTAATATACATCGTTCGGATGGAAATGCCTTATTGGACACGTCGACGTTCAAATACGGACGATATCCCAGAATGGCACTTTGAAATAATCCTGTCCACAATTCGTAGTTATCTCCAAGCGGAATAGCTGTCCCGGTGGCAGGTCTCATGAAAAACGAACGGCCTGATGTAACACCGTTAATATTGGCGAAACACGACCTAAATATTATATCCAATACCTGGATAGCTCTTTGCGGTCTTTCGTATTCTTTTAATGACGTATAATTTGATACTTTCAATGATGATAAGTCAATTGGATTGCTGCTTTTGGCATACGATAATGTTATGTCGTAAGTTCGTTGACGAAAATCTTCATCCATTGATAATGCTTGCATCGATAGTTTTTTTTCATTCAAAACAACCGAACTGAAGGCATTTTTCTTACCATCAAATGCAATGAAATTCGTCGGGAAGTTGATTTTCCGGAATTTCTCAAATACAGCTGGTAGATTTTTTTTCGGCATGTCTGGTATAATTGACACATCGTAATGATGGACCGGATTCACCAATTTAGTAATATCAATTTTCAAGTAATTAGTACCAACTTTAATTTTTCTACCAAGTGTACCTGGCGATGTCCGTGGTTGTATTTCAACAAGTTCAGTCAATATCGATGGCGTCGATGGCAGTGGCTGTTCAACGGCAACAACTGTGGCAGCTGTAGCAGCCACTCGTTTTTCCTCACGTAATTCTTTTTTAGTTTTATAATTTTTGACTTTAACATTTGATGAAACGGGAGTGTTTTCCGTCGACATAGCTTCGAACTAGCGAATATATTTCACAATTTTTTAACAAAAATATATTAAACCTTCACGACTCGGTCTGATATTTAATTTGTCAATATATAAATACAATATGAAAGTTTATTGCGAAACATGATTATATATAGATTATTTTTACATAAAACAATGATTAGATAGGGTAATTTTAGATTAGGTGTAGATGATAACATAATGAATTCGTATATAATGTCTGAATATAAAAATGTGTTTCATATATGTGGCTCATACGATAGAATTGAAATCATCCTCTCCGCTGAAATGAATCAACATGTTTACACTTCAGATATTGGGGATGGTTTTACGGAAATTATATCACGGTTTGAGGCTGATCGTTAATAGGCGGAATTGGTTTAATGCATCAAACTTTTGCCTCTCATTCAACAACAAATGAAAGATTTTGCGTCTGATATCGTAGACAGCGTTCAATTACTAGAAAATATGTTACACACATCAGTAATGGTTTCTGATAAGCCTGATGATCACATGAATGGAATGTATTATCATCCAATACTATTTTTGAAACTGGCACACTGGATTAATATTGATTTTCATCCAATACTATTTTTGTGGCACACTGGATTAATATTGATTTTCTGCCAATTGTCGTTACAAATTGGCACAATACACCGAATTAGATCATTCTTTATTCACCACGTTGAGACCATCGACATATGAATACTTCAATCTTCATAAATATAGAACTGAAATTCTAAAGTTGAAATTGGAGAACCAATCTAAAAATGAAACAATTAATATGCACAAAGCTATCCTTGATATTAAAGATGCAGAACTGAAAACGTTGATGAATAAATCACTTTCAACAAAGTATATACGGGGTGATAACCGATTATTGCATAATTTGATTGATAATATATTCCAAACTGAAAATGAGTTTGAAAAACGTCTAAAAAACACAAGCTATTCACACCCGGTTACAGTTAGAGATATTAAATTTTTGTATCTACAAAATAAATGTTACATAAAATAATAATTGCGTTTCATTTCATTGTATAAACCCCTACATTGATCCATAAACGTGAATAGTATTTTTTTAACATATTTTATTTAAAATCCGGTCAAATTATATAATAAAGAAATTGTATTAAAATGATAGTTATGTAAATCATGATATGCCACACTTGAATATTTAATTGAATTATCTCCACATTGTTTATGATATTTTCTATCATTATATTCGAATGTAACGATGTCTGGATTATAATTAGATTTTCGTAATTCATAATCGATACAAGAACTTGTAAAATGCGGTCGGTACCCTTCTCCAACTAACATATACACCAACAACCCACTACATACATTATTTGGTAAAATATGATCAAATTCCAAGTAGTAATTCGATTTACACCCCTCACATTTATCCATAATATAATGGCCGTAGTAATTGCTTGTAAAAAAGTTTGATTCACATGTTTTACTATCGTCACTATATCTACATCTTAGCTCCCTTTTACATTTTTTCAAATCCAGATTGGTAATTACTTGAATTAATTTCAAGTCGCTTGTTTCGGCAATGTGAATTCGAGGATTAAACGTCTCACCGGTTGCCAAATGTTGAATTTGATAGACATATACTGTTAACTTTCTTGGACTAACATCCTGCTCCACACACATTTTACCACGTACTATTTGATATGGATATCTATCATGCAGTTGAATGTAGTTGATATTTATATCTTTATGTGGCATATCGAACTGTGTTAACGGGCCAGGTTCATAGTCCACTCTTGATGTGCCTAGGCCACAAATTGGATAATCGTGAAGAGTTGAAATCATAGCGAGATGTGAAAATTTTGGCCAGTTCTGAAGAAATGCAACAAATCGTTCTGGATATACCATCGATTTTGTTGCAACTTCATAACTTTCATCTTTAGTCAAAAATCCTGTACGATGGTAGATGAAATTAATTAAATAATTGCAGTAATTGTTTGGATGAAATCTATTATGTTTATTGATATTCTTCCGATTGTGATTCAAAAAATAATCGAAGCAAAAAGCAGCTCTCGATTTGGGTAAAATTGGAAATGCTAACGTAGTAGCATCCTCAATTTTATTTTCATATAACGGCGCCCGTGGCACGAACGAGTAAATATGAGGGTCGTGATGTTCCAACATCAAACATGGATCTGCTATCAATTCAACACGGTTTACTATCATATCCGCATTTACAGCTGTAGCTACAACTGCCACACTCAGTATTAAATGATACATGATTGAATAAGTTGTACTTACAAAATGTTGAAATTATTATTTATAGTATATGTAATAAAAGAATGCTATGGGCATGGTTATATTTTGCAGCCGTTTTCACGGACAAATTATTGTGCTCCAATGAGACGTGAACCTGTGTGTAGTGAAATAGTTCAATACACAAATTCAAACGGTGGAAATGTTAATGGTTTATTTTATGATTTCGGTATGGTTCGAAATCTGAATGAAAACCATAATAATTTGGATTCATATGGACATATATTAGGAAGTAATGTATGCGGCGCTGGATCGATCCAGACATCAAGCAATGATTTTTTTGGATTGAACAGACCCTCTCAGAATTTCATTTTGACATCGGTTAATACAGCATCGGGATTTATAGATTTGAGCTGGTGTGTAACGGTAAATCATTCTCCAAACGTTTGGCATTTTTTAATTTCGACAACGAACCCACGAACTACACGCGTAGATTGGTGGAATCTACGCCATATTCATACATCGCCGCACGTTTTACCAATCACAAATGCGCCATGTCCAGGGTCGTTCATTAATCAACAATACAGATTCAGGGTGCCCATACCAACCAATTTAATTGCACAGAATCAGGCATTCACAATTGTATCAATTTGGCAGAGGTTAGACAGTCCAGAATTTTTTATAGGATGTTCTGACTTAATCAATGGACAAGGATCACCTCCACCTCCACCGCCGCCTCCACCGCCGCCTCCTCCGCCTCCACCTCCGCCACCGCCGGGAGGAGGCTGTCCGATTCCCATCTGCGGTGAAGGTTTATTTCCAGCATCAAATCGACATCAATTTTTCCAATGTGTTAATGGGACACCGATTTTACAAAATTGTGCAAGTATATTAGTATTCAATCCCACATTAGATATGTGTGATTGGTCTGGTCATGCAGCATGTGCAAGTTAAAACAATAAATTTATGTAATAATACTATATATCCAATTTTTTATTTGATTATTTAATAAATTTGTGCTAATAGTAGGATTTTCCACATTACATTCATTTACACCCCAGACTGATATACCGATCAACTCATACCGGGCCAATATTCTATTAAATTGTATTAAAGGTGTTCCTTGATTTCCAAAGTTACAGCAATTGTTGTCAATGTTGAATGTACATCGATTAATGTGTGGTGATACGTCCAGATTCAAGATACCATACACCGAACAGAGTTGAGTCGATTCATTGATATACACATTTAATATCAATCCACATGTATTATGCAGATACACATCGTACCTTGTCAATTGAGGATGTTGATAATCCATGAATATTTGACTTGCAATATTACCCATTATATTTTCTGCTATTGGTATTACATAATGGCTCTGAATTTCCCCGACAATTTTAATAATCATCAAATCAATGTCGTTCTCAAATGACCAAACACCGACACGCGGATAAAAATAGAATGTGTCAACGGTATAAATATGTTCATTGATGTTGGTTCGATTGTCGTGATTTATATATACCAACATCCTTGGCGTTAGTTCGGTTCCGGGTGCAATATCATCACACAATAATCTATTTGTTAACACATGATGTTGGGATATCACAGCCCCCAAACAACGTTGTACAATTGTATTATCATGATGCCATTTAATTACAGAGAAAAATGGATATTGCTCAGTAGTCGCCGTTCTACTAGATCCTACGGTTATAGCAAACGGTATGGTAAATAAAACAATAAATATAACAGACATAGTTCGCACTACACGGTTTAAATGAAACTAAACTACAATCTCAAAAAATAAGTAAATTTATAGGCCAAGATAAGAAACGCTATAAAAACAAATGTCAATAAAACAGTATTTCAGTTAATTACAATCTTTATTACATTAATCATCAAATACAGGTGTAAAAATGTGATTTATACGTGAATAAAATTTTGTACAAGCCGGGTGTTAAATTGTGTTTTAAAAGTATTCTTTGAATTGACACATGTCAAACTACAGGAATGGTTATTAGAAGTGGTTATTCCTGACGTAACATGGGTGGTCTATTTCAAAGGTTGCAACCATCAAATGATATGTGGAAATACTCGTAATCATATCAATCTACCAGGCCAATATACAGAGAATTTTACACAAAAACATTCAAATATTTTGGAACGAAATATTGTTGAAAACACACTGGATTGTATTCAGCAAGTTGCGAGCTATTAGATGGCTGTGAATTTTTGTTGAATCGCAAAATATGACGCAGTATAAAATCTAATTCATCAACTGACTGTTGTCACCATATTATCCATCAAATGTTAAAGACGGATATATGGAAAATTTACGGCATAAATACACGGCGTGTTGTTAAAGTCCGTTGTGTTATGCGGCTAAAAGTACACCGATTGATCAAGATAGCTGAAAGTATAAATGTAATTATTTTTTTATAACAAATGTAAATAAAGTGTTGGTTACCCATGTGTGAGGTGCGTCCAGCCACGAACGAATTGCACAACTAAACTTTATGTGGTCATGTTTAAAATTATTTCAATCATTAATTTCTCGATAACGACGTTATCTTTATATAAAACGGATATATTAATTAGTAATGTAGTACTGCGTTTGCGATAAAGATGTATAAACGAAAAATACCAAGAAATCAACCTCATTTAAAAATATTTAATAACTCATTGGTGATAAATAAAATTGTTAGATTATTAAATCATAAATCTTCTATGTCAACGCGTAATTTTATCGTAGATTTGTTATTTGATTTTAGAACGGAATTTCCGCCGATTAATGATATATATGTATGCTGTTTCAAGTATCCCGTTCAATGTTTGGAATCATTGCACGAGATTTTATTGAAGCCGACAATGAATGAAGTTAAAATCATCGCAAAGAAATTATTTAAACATGGAGAACACGACTGTACATCATCTTGTTATGCAACCGATACATGGTGGCGATTATTACTTGATTTATCCAAAATTTACAACGAAATAAATACAGATCATGATGATGAGGATGATGATGATGGCGATGATAGTAGTGATGAGTGTTATGTAAATTTCACGTTAACTGCCATAGTTGATAGTGGAAACAATTATGTGTTGAGTGATACGGATGATGAAGAACATAACAACACTGATGCTAATTTCTTGATACCGTTCATACAAAGTGAACGCCATTTTTTAGAATTTTTATTGGCATATAAATTAAAACATTTTACAAAAATTTCGAATTCAATCTTGGATCAATTAATCAATGATTCTAAAGGCAATATATCAATAATGGAATTACGTTTGCCAAATTGCAAAGGTTGTGAAATTAACTCGTATTTGATTGATGTGAAAAATACAATAAATAATGTCAAAGGTACTTATCGCAATATATTTATTGAAGAGGCGATGAAATGTGATAATAAAGCAGTCATAAAACAGTTTCTCGATGATATAATTTCTAAAAATATATTCGCATGATAACTGTATTCACATGATATCATATCACGTATATCACACTACTGATTCGATTTCTATTTAACTGAAAACTTGTATGAAATCGAATCAAAGTGTTGTGTAAATTATAACTAAAATGATGAATTCCAAAAATTCAAAAAACGTTAATTTAAAAATTATAAATAACACTTTGGTAACCATTTATTACAATAACCATATTTTATATTTTATTTATAAATTTTTTAACCAATACAATAGATAATGAATAAAATTATTAAAGTTTTAAATAATAAAAAGGCTGTTTCGAATCGTGCATTCATCATTGATTTTATGTTCAACTTTCGTTCCGAGTTTTTGCCACTGAATGATGTGTTTCTATGCTGTTTCAAGTATCCACTCGATTGTTTGGAATCATTGCATCAGGTTTTATTGAAGCCGACCATGAACGATATAAAAATTATTGTTCGTAAATTATTTGACGATGGTTTGGATATATACACTAATTCACAGAATAATTGGTTTCTGTTGTTGTGTGACTTGGTGAAAATATATAGTAAAACTGAACCGAGTCATGTTGTCGATGGATACGACTATGACAGCAGAACTATTTGCGTCAAGGTTGATTTAAGCAATGATACGGAAGTTGCATTTGATGTGGAAAATGAAATTGAAGATGATAATGTTACTCCATACCTTCAAAATGAACGCAGGTTTTTGGATTTTATAATGGCGGCTAAAGTAAAATTTCATTTTAAAAGAACCAATGCAAACAAGGTGATATTTGATGAGTTGATCCAAGATGTAGAACGTAATATAGAGTCTATGGAATGTTGTAGACCAATCGACAATTGTAAATCATGTGATGTACAAGCTTACATCAATCACTTGAAATATGCGATTGAAGAAACTGGTGATCCATCGAATTGTAGCAAGTTCTTCCAAAATATTCTTGAAGCTATCGATTCAACAGATCAAAATAAAATTGTAAAGATTCTTGATCAAATTTACTATGAAGAGGATAGAATTAAATTTAAATTTTAGTTTATATATCCATTTTTATTGTGATCAAAATCTTCCAATATATCGGATGTTAATGTATTGAAGATACGTTTGATGGATTCATGTTCAATAATATATGTATAAACGATTCCAGACGATAAATGAAAAATTGTGTTATTATTAAATGGAATAGTAAGCCAAACTTTAACAGGATTTCCTACCAAATCACGCTTGATG